TATTGTTTGAGAAGTGTATGCGTGGTGACACTAGTGATAATGTGTTTAGTGCATATCCTGGTGTACGTAAGAAGGGCAGTAAGAATAAGACAGGTCTGCTAGAAGCATTTGCTGACAAAGACAAAGGCGGTTTCAACTGGAATAACATCATGTTACAACGTTGGACTGATCACAATGAAATCGAACACAGAGTACGTGATGACTATGAACGCAATCGTACATTAATCGATCTCACTGCACAACCAATTGAGTTTAGAAATCAAACTGATGAGTGTGTAAAGGAAGGTGTATCGTCTAAAGAATCTGTCCCGCAAGTTGGAGTACATTTTATGAGATTCTGCGGTAAGTATGAATTGAATAGAATCAGTGATCAGGCAGATGTGTATTCTAAATGGTTGAACACGCCATACAGTGGCAAATTAAAGGTAGGATAATGGTAAAAAATAATATATATGTTTACGAACTTAATGGAGAGAAAATGATATTAGATGTAGAATTAACTGCAAAGCCCATCAGTGATGAGTTTTGGATATTGACAGACGGCGAACGAAAAGTAGGTAACGTGTGTGCAAATAATGTAGGGACGTTTAACGTTAATCTACAAAATGAAATGTTTGAATTTGAGTCTATTAGCAAAATTCAAAAGAAAACTAACATTAAATTTGTTGTACCAAAAGAAACGGTTGTTAAAGCAGAAACACCCTATCCTGAATATCCTCATACTGCGAGAACATATAACTCGGTGTATGATGTTAAACGTGGTCTGCATGTCTTTACAAAGACTAAGAAATCAAAATGCTTTCATGCCGCAGGGTACTTTGTAGTCGAACATAATGGTATAAATCAAGTGATATTTTGCCCAAAATACATCTTTATTCAAAGATATCCGTATAAAGGACCATTCAAAACCAAAGAAGAAGCAAAAAATCTGATAAATATATAAGCATATTATGTTACACATAAAAGATTTTGTGAACAAGGTATCGATGGGAGAGAGCAAGGCTAGTACCAATATTGTTCTCACTATCGATCATGCCAGAGGTTTACGAGACGATCTAGTTATGTTGTTAACCGAATTGCATGAATTAAAAAAGGAAAAAGAAAAGAATGAAACAATCGATGTACAAGTTAAAGGCGGCTCTTTCAAGTGAGTAGAAGTCAGCCACATGTCATCTTAGAATATGTAGATAAAGAAACATATAAGTGCGACCAAATCATAGAAGCATCAGGTATATGGGCAGTTTACTATGATGATCAACCTATCAATCTTAAATCATCACATTACTTGACTAGTGATGCCGCACCGAAATACAAAAAGACAAGTTTTTCTAATCCAGGTCATGCAAGAAATCTGTGTCGTAAATTAAATGCTCAATTCAAAACTGACAAGTTTACAGTTGTATTCTTAAGTACCGGACGAACAGTATATCCGGATGAAGTTTCCTAAAACTAAAAAAGAAATTACTCAAGCAATACTCGATGTATTACCAGAGGGAATAATACCTCGTACTATACCAATTGGAGACGCCATCTTTAAGATGTGGCTCACCGGTAGAGGCGGACAAGGACTTAGACTTAGTGACGAGGGCTTACAATTATTTACTTTAGCAAACCTTGAGTTCTATGATTTTGAATTAGGACTGAATCTTAAAACAATGCATAGAAAACGAATCATGGCTCCAGAAGCCTTTATACAAGAAATAATCAAAAAGATTCAATGCCCTTATTACCTCGGTGTCCATAAGATAAGGGGTAAAAAGGGAGATCCTTTTATTAGAGTCTATGATCACAAGACAGCAATGATGATTACTATGTATGGAAACTTAAGAGAATATTTAGATTCTAAAACAATATGACAAACGATAAAAGATGGCAAGATAACTCAGACGGTTGGGTTACTACCATGAACAAGTCAAAAGAAATGAAAGAGAAGTATGAAGTTTACATGAAAGAAGAATTAAAAAAATCTACAGGTGCAATTATATCCTATAGAAAATGGTTGAGAGAAAACAAATGATTGATATAAGAATAGCATGACCGTCACGCATAACCAGTATGCATATAGGTTATGGGCAAAGCACAAAATATAAGTTTTAGTAATACAGGCATAAATAGACATTGTAGGAGGGTCCTACATAGCAGTATTTTTTACGCAATCCTAAAATCCATTATTAGGTGCATATCAAATACTAACCTTGCATCACACACACGGAGACAACATTGAAAACATTCTTAAATATGAAGCAATACTGTCCAAATTGTGAGACTTTTGGTGAAGTAATGTTATTCGTAACAACTACTTGGATCATGTTTCACTCATTAGGTCAATTAACTTACTAGCATTTAGCAGTAACAGCAGTTCCTCAGAGAAGACTCAAACTAAAATGCCCATTTCGCAAGATTTGGGCATTTTTTTGTTGACTTTGGGTACCATTTTGTGTATACTATATAAACACTTGACACATATAGGTACACAGAATGACATTTTATCGACATATAATAATTGTTCCTTTAGTAGGAATTCTTACAGCATGTGGTGGTGGAGGTGGAGGTGGTACTGATGTTGCTGGTGCTCTTATTACAGCAGGCGGAACTACTGGGGGAGGAAATAGTGGCAACACTACTACACCAACCGTATCATTATCAGCAAGTACCTATGAGATTGTAGCAGGAGATAAGACTACTTTAACTTGGTCTAGTTCTGATGCATCGTCATGTACAGCATCTGGAACATGGTCAGGGAGTAAAGCACTAAGCGGTAATGAGAACATCACATTAGATAGTTATGGTGATTACACGTTCTCTATCGACTGCTCAGGCGCTACAGCAAGTATACAAGTAACTGTATCTGACGATGACAGTGAAGGGTCATGCACTAACCCTCATAGTGCAAAAATCAAACAATCATATATCGGTAATTACGAAATACCTATACCACAAAATTCATTTAGTGATGATCATCTTAAGTCAATAGGATTTAAAGATTACGGCGTAGAGTGGATATATAAAAACTTTGAAAACAGAGGTGATAGTTGGATATCAGATTGTACCCAAGAAGAATATGTCAAGTTAATGTATCGTACAACATTACGTCAATTAAAAGATCATGGAGTAACAACTGCATGGGTATATAACTTTGGATATTGGCAAGATCATACAGAGTCTTGGCAACTTAATCATAGTCGTAAACATTTAAGTGATTGGGTAATAGAATTTATTGCCGAGACCGCACAAGACTTAGGAATGAACATGCATTATGCATGGCAGTTCTTAGCATTAGATGATCAAAACAATCTTCTGTTTCCCTTTGACGGTCAAGTATATGTTGATATGTCTTTACTAAAAAAAATTATGAATACACATGAAGAACATATATTATGGGAAGCAGATAGGTTACAGCAATTAGGTGTAACATCTATGTCAGCGGATTGGAGTGCTATGTGGGTATGTTTTTGTGGTCTAGAAAATGAAGCAAGTTCTTCTGAACGTGACCGACTTAAAAGTTATTATATGGAAAGAATGGCATCAATAATCTCTCAGATTAAAGGCAGATTTGACGGTGAAGTATATGTAGGTGAAGGTATAATATGGAATGATTCACGTGTATTCGATCAAGTAGACGGTGTCATTGGCAGTCTGCCTAACTTATTATATGATGATGAAGTAGCAGGTGCTAACGTAGAACTAATAGAAGAACGTGTATCAGAATATGTTACACAACTCTATGATTCATGGACATGTAACGATAATCAACCATGTTGGGAGTATACTACATATCAGTTACCTAAAGTTATCTGGAATATGTTTGCTCAAAGCCATGCATCATTCTTAAGTAAAGGTTGGGTCGAAGACGGCTTTTGTACTCAAGGAACTTATGACGATGTTTACTATGATGATTGTATGCAATGGAATGTTCCAACTGATTTTTCAGCACAAGCAATATTTATAGAAGGTATGTTACGAGCAATAGATAAACAGCCTTGGTTTGAAACAAAAGGAACAACAGCAAGTACGGCTTATTGGTTATCAGATACACTTATTCCTGATCAAACTGAAAGGCTTGGATTTGGGCTAGAAGGTTTTCCTAATATCTCACAATCATTGAGAGGTAAGCCAGCAGAAAAGATCATTAAGGCTTGGTATACAGGCGAATACGAACAATATAATCCGGAGGTGGAATAATGAGTATTTTAGATAACGGTCGTAATGCGGCTAATATTAAATGGGTTGCACAATTATTATATAATGGTGGCATTGATGAATTAACTAGTTGGTTAGCAGAACAAGATCAACATACAAAAGATGATATTGCCAGCTTATTTCATAATCTTTCTCATTATATTAGAGAAGAATGTGAGCCAAAACTAACTGAAGCAGAATATGATGCCCTTGAAGTATCTGAACCTGATTATCCGCAAGTTTGGGAGCCTTTACGACTAGTAAAGCCAAAATAAATGCAAATAAATGCAAATAAATGCAAAAAAGGCTTGACTTTGGGTACCCAAATACGTTATAATATACTCATATTATGAAAAACAAAGGAAACAATATGTACTATATAATCGATAACACTAATCAAGCAGTTCACAGAGAGCCTAATAAGAAGTCTTATGCTTCTACTCAGTACAAGACTACTGGTGCCGCTAAAGCTGGTATCACTAGAACTGTAAAATACTATCAGAAGGCTTTTGATCAAGTTGCTGAATGCGTTGCTAATGGTGAATCAGAATACATGGCTAACATGTACAATGCATACCGTGATGCTACTGAAGCACACTTTGGTAGAGTTCACAAACAGTTTGCATCGTCTTATACGGTTGTTGCTGTTGCAGATTATGTAGAACCAATGATTACTAAGACTGGCATCTGCCCAGGTACTGGTGAGCAAATCACTGTAACTGAAGGAATTAATACTCCTCATTACATGTCAACACTTTCAGAATCATACTGGAGTGCATAAGGAATGAGAACTATGCGTAGAAATCAAATTGAATATTCAGCCAACGATGTTTGGGCGGCTTCTGCAAAAGCATACTTGATGAATGGTAAGACCTACATCAAGGCACATGAGAAGACTGATAAAGTCACTCCGAACCGAGACGTTATGAAGCAGTTGCTAGAAGACAACCTCAAGGGTATCGATGCGACTACTAAGAACCTCGGTGTGCAAGTTCGTCAACACTATAAAGCACTTACATTCAAATCCTTACAAGGTGGTTGGATGTCTGACTTTGACAAGGCGGCAATGGCTCTCGCAGACAAAGACATAATTACCGATATGAAAGATTTCGGTATGATTGCAAGTCTTCCAAAGTCATATGATCGTGCTATAGTAAAGAAAGGTCAAGAGGACCGAATTGCTTTGGAGTCTAAGACCTCTACTGCAATCGGCAAAATTAAAGATAGAATAGAATTGGACGTTACTGTCCTCAGAACTTTTCTGTCTCACAAGTATAATTGCTACTTTATCACTGCTAAGACTAGCACCGATTCAGTAGTATTTTTTGCTTCATCTACTATACACCCAAAAGTAGATACCGAACTAAGAATTAAAGGCACAGTTAAAGGTCATCGCACAGACGATCATGGACTAGTGACTACCCAGTTGAATCGTGTAAAAGTAATGGAGGAAGTATGAAAAACTTAGCAATAGGCTTTGTCATAGGATATTTGGTTTGTACCTTTATCTTTGGTGGAGCAGGCGCTGTCGGAAATTTGGTCGAGCAATCGTTCAGTCAAGTTTCTATATGGTGGAGCCAAGGTCTTGATATGTTTAATAGTTATGAACCGAAAGGTTGACATTGAATTTGATTGGCTGTATAATAATAGTATATTAAGGAGACACATATGAGTGCAAGTTGGATACATAAACTAAATGAAAGCAATTCAAAATTGCACAAGCAAGATGTTTTGACTCAAGCATTAGAAGCCGCAACATTAGGCAGTGATAATGCAGATACGTTTTTAAAACTTGCTGGCATGTGTTACAATCCATATGTTACATTTGGAGTCAGAAAGATTTCTGATAATCAGGAATCAGATAGAGAATATGCTAACCCTTATCCAGAGTTTATTGAATTACTAGAACAACTTAAAGAACGTAAGTTAACTGGTAATGACGCCATTGATGCAGTAGCAAAGATGTCTCTACAATTTTCTAGTGATGAATGGAACAACTTTTGTGCTCCAGTCATTCGCAGAGATTTACGTGCAGGATTTTCAGTTGCTACAATCAACAAAGTTTGTAAGAAGACTGACTATGAAGTACCAGTCTTTAAATGTCAACTTGCTACTAACGGAGACGGCAGACCTGAAATGTCAGGCACTAAAAGACTTGAGCCTAAATTAGATGGCGTCAGAGTTCTGATGGTAGTATCGATGGAGCCAGGCATGTATGATCATCCTGAGCCAGTCGCAACATGTTACAGTCGTAACGGAAAAATCTTTGAGAACTTCACTCACATTGAAGATCAAGTAACCAACAATGTCCAAAGCATTATTGCTTTACTAGGCAGTAAGATTGGTAATTGCTCTAAAGGATTTGTATTCGATGGTGAAGTTGTTGGAGCATCATTCAATGAGTTAATGAAACAAGCACGTAGAAAAACTGATGCTAAGGCTGATGATACAGTGTTTCACGTATTCGATGTTATGCCGTTAGCAGACTTTCAACGTGGGCATTGCAACGCACAATTCAGAAAACGTATTACTGCAATGAACAACTTAAGACCTCTATTAGAAAACCTCAGTTCTGTAGAAACTATGTCACACATCATTGTTGACTTAGACACTGATGAAGGCAAACAACAAATTAAAACATACTCTAACGATATGGTCAATGCAGGATTTGAGGGCATTATGATCAAAGATTTAGAGGCACCATATGAGTGCAAACGTAATCTCTTCTGGATGAAATGGAAGCCTACTATTACTGTAGACTTACAAGTCATCGATATCGAAGAGGGTACGGGAAGAAATAAAAGTAGATTGGGTGCATTAGTTTGTCAAGGGACAGACGATGGCAAACTGATCAATGTTAATGTTGGCTCTGGATTTTCAGATGATCAACGAGCCGAATTTTATAGTAACCAATTTG